CAAAAGGATGCTCGTCTTGCATAAATCCCACCTGGTTGTGCCAGAGGTCTATCCACTTAATGGCGGCGATGCTGTCAATTTTTGTGCTGATTTCCAAATAAAGCGATGTCCAGTTTTGCATTTTTGCTATTTAAAAGTTTTCATTACCCGCGAAATCTGTCCTTCAAACTCACGGTCTATTCTGTTCATTAAATCGGCACTTTCGCCCATAAACTGGCGTTTTGGCATCCGGAAGATAAAATGCGTTTTCTTTGTCAATGCCATTCCCTTCCATTTTCCTTCCCCTGTTGCTTTGAACATATACCAGAAGTATTTCCTCATCTTTCGGGTAACCTCCATTTTCACTATCCCACCTTCATTGTGCAGTGCAGCTTGAGGTGCATCGTTGCTTATTGCCACTTGGCGCATAGATGCCGAATCAATCTTGATGGAATCGCGCAAATGCCCGGTTTGCACCAGTATCGCTCCGCCGCTTCGCGTATCTCCCTTGCGGGGTTGCCAGGCGTGAAAACTGCGGTCCATAAATCCTCCTTTGTCGAAACTGCTCTTGAATCGGTTCACAGCCATTCCCGCCACTTTTCGCGGCAAGGTGCGTTTCAGCGTTTCAAAATGGCGGACAAAATCGGGTACCTCGTTCTTCATATAATAGTATTGAGATATTAGTATTGAGTATTGAGAAATTCTTCATTATACATTATTCAATATAAAATATTCAATTAAAAATGTGTTTAACCTCAGTTCCTTCTGCAGAGATCACATACACTTCTTTCACGTTCTTATAATTCGGCAAATCGGTGGAAATTTTCCGAACTGCGGTTTCCATGGTCTCTTTACTTACCGATAGATCCACCACCATTACTTCGGTACCATTTGCGTTTGCGGTTTTGAGCGCGGTCTTGTAACTCGCTCCAGATGGCGCGTGCCGGTCGCCTTTCTTGCCATTCACTTTATAGGCTAAATTCGGACTGTCCTTTACCAACTTCTGGTTTAAATGCGCGTTCAGCTCCACATTTGCCCCTACTTTGGTTGCGAGGATCAGGGCGCTCTTGTAATTGTCTGTTAACACTTTGGTGTCCGAATTGACAAACGGACTTATCCTGATGGTTGCCCCGGCTTTGGAATACACAATTTCTGAAGGGGCATCTGCTTTGGCGTATTCCATTTGGGTCTCCAGTTTCTTGCCACCGGAAACCGCCGCCATTGCAAAATACGGATGTTTCTTTTTGGAATATACTTCCCCGGTCTTGGCGGGATTTGCCGCAAACGACTTGTCAACTCCTAATGTGTCTGCCTTTTCTGCCGGATATTCCTGCCCGCTCGCGGGTTCACCTGTCTGAGTTACATAACAACGGCAGCGCCATCCATTGGGAGGGTAAAAGGTATCCCAAAATGGATCTCCCACAGGTTTCACCGTGCCGTGCAAATCGGTATGGCCATCACGCACGCGATCGTCGTTGGAGGTCATATATTTAAGGTTTGGGAAAACGTCTTTATCTTTCTGAAATTGCTGCCAGTTGCGCACATGATGCGCGGTTTGCCTTGCAGTCTGAAATTCGGCTTGTAAGTAATTGCCGTTGTACTTCGGGTTGAGCTCCCGCACTTTGTTCCTGAATTCCCGTTCTGGTACCAGCTTTCCATCTTTGGTCATCAAGTCGTTCATCTCCTGCTGCATGGTATATCCTTTTGCCCCGCTAAAGTTGAACATGTTCTTTTTCAGGCTTCGGATGGTCCTGTCATCATTGGGATTATCGCCCACTTTCGCCCAGTCTTTTCCGTAGCCTTTCTTTCCACCCTTGTACAGCTCGTCATAAGTGTTCTTTACATAGTCTTTTGAAACTTCGCCTGGTGCAAGTTCGCCCGAGTGCATTTTCCTTGCAGTATCGTCCATCAACTTCTCCCACCCGCTCAGGTCTATGGCGGTCATTTCGGGCAAGGCACAGCCACAGGCGCTATCACTCATTTGATAGGTCGCGAAAAGGCTCGCGCTTATTTGGCGTTCAGACTTTTTTTTTCCGCCGTTGGATCTGTTGCTGCTCCTGCCGGCTTAAATGCAATTATCGGGATGCCTGTTTTCTCTACCAGGTACTTCAAATCTACTTCATAACCCGCGCCGCTCAAATCTACAGCCACCTTGACAATTTCGGCAGGAGTCATTTCTTTGGATTCGTCCCAGTCAAACTTATAGTTTGAAATGCCTTTATAGGCAGGACTTATCAATTCAAGCCGCCACAACAATTCATCATTTATTAAATATCGTATATCGGTCTTATCGGCTTCGTGGCGATCGTCTGCCACTTCCTGCATAATCTGCAAGCTGCCATAAGTCCCGGCATTGTCGTTTGAATTGGTGGTACCATCCTGACCCAGTACGCGTTTGCTCATTTCTGAATTCATCCTTTCAATTAATTTATCGAAAGTTGAATAAGCATCGGTACCGGTGGAGTTCATCACGTCGATTTTCTCGCCGCCCTGCAAAACTGCCCAGTGGTTTGAAACCATAGAACCCATCATATCTGCCAACTCCTGATGTCTTGTATCGCTGTAGGAATCTGTAGTTACCCACCTTGGCGGAATCCCGTATTTCTCCACATATTCTACCCACGCAGCCTTTGCGAATTTCTTCGAAAGCGCATCGGGTGCAATATTTTTCAGCAAGCCAAGATCATTGTTGGTACCTACCTGAATATAAAATGGCTCATAATTACCTTCCTTGTACGGGTAGCCAACTTCATCACCAACTTCCTTGACGATCAAACCTTTTCCGAAAATCACGTTTTCTGAAGGGATATAATTTGCCGCCTTCAGCTCGGCAGTTTCAGGATCCAAATCCCATAACTCGATAACCGTGGAGCCGCGAAACTTGGCGCTCATTGCGTGATGCAAAAAGCGGTTGAACCAACGGGTTTCCAAAAGCTTCATCAATTCGGGATTGTCCTGTCCGGCATCGTCCACCAGTTTGAACTTGGAACGGATCACCCGCAGGCTTCTACTTTCAATAATACTCTGTAAATGGCTGTCCAGCAATACCGATTCGTATAATTCCAGAAGCGGCGCCCGCATCGGGTTTTCGGAAAGCGAAGCCAGTTCAAGTGCATCCTTCCACGTCTTGATGGTTTGCACCGATAAACTCTTGCTCCTTGGCAAGATGATGTTTGACGGGCGGTTCTCAAAGTTGTTTTTACTCGTTTTCTTAGCCATTATAAGTATAAGTTTTCGTTTTTAGAGTTGCCCCAAAATACCTTCTTTTCGGCTTCGGGAAGTGCGGGTAGTTCAGGATCTTCCAAGCCGTCCCGCACATCGGTAAGCCATTTCATCACTTCTTTGTAATCATCGGCAAAATCGGTGGGGACTTTCCGTGCGGCATTCCTTCTAATGAATCGGTACACCACAATTCCAACCACAGCCCAAACTATCAGGTCGCGCCCGGTATATTCGGCAGCGCCAAACATATCGGTGATATCGTAACGGGATTTAAGTTTGGATTTAACCAGGGCAATTGCCTGTTTTTCGATGGTCTTGATCGCGTCCACATCTTCCGGATTGGTTTCATCTATGAATTGCGAAAATAAGCGGCCTTCCAGTTCCTTTGAGGCTAAAAATTGAAGTGTGATCATTAATATAAATGTTTTCGTTGAACTCTTCCAGTTAGTATTTTGCCCGCTTTCCCTGAATGTATGTGCCGGGAAAGAAAGGTAATTGCGCACTCATCGGCATCGGGTGCATCGTCGTGGCCCTTGTAATTTGGTTCTATTCCAAGCAATTGAGCCTTGCCCACCTGCGTGTCCTGGTGAGACTTCTTTTTCTCGTTCCAATAGATCCTTCCGTTCTGATAATAGGGTTGCATCGATAAGATCCTGTCGTACTTTTTTACCTTTGGATTATTAACTTTCATAATCCGTAGCTCAATTCCGTGCGCTTCTTCAGCCTCTCGAATTGTACGCTCCACTTCATCGTTCCAAAACTGCGCTTCAAATTGCCAGTGTACCATCGCCCATTCAGGAAGTAACTTCTGAAATTCGCACATCCAGTCCAGGGCAGCGCGCATTTTGGTTTTCTTGACAAAGGAGTCTATGTAGAAAAACTCCTTTCCTTTCAAGCCCCAAACCCGTACCGCGTTATAATCGGCAGTGGCGGTTCCGGCGTATGCGACATCCCAATGCCCAACAATTATATCGAAGTGATCTATCCTTGGCAACTTGGCCCACTGAATTTGCTCTTCCTTGAAAATCTTCCCTTCCACATGCGGCTCCTGGTTGTATTCTGCCTGTGCCGCCAAAATCCCGATCTCTTCCTCTACGGTCTTGAAATAATCATCGTCATACTTCTCTGGCCAAGATGGAATATAAGTAACCGGATCATACGCGTTTATATGATGCACCTTCCATTTTGGGTGGCGCTCCTGTAATTTCTTCTGAATCATTATAGGTGCAAAGGCATTATTCGCCTGGACAAATCTTCTGGTTGCGCCGTCCATTGTCGGCAATAAATGTTTCTCTACCCATTCCACGGTTTCATCTTGGCGCCGCTCGTTCTTTGTGGTCGCTGCGGTCTCGCAATCGTCCATCACTATGTAATTGGGACGTTGTGCCTGGACCCGAAGTCCACGACAGGATTGACCCATTCCGAGCGCCTGCCCGATAAAGCCTGTTTTTGTGATATAAAAACCATCTTCCCAACTTCCCGGGTTCTTTTGTTCCCCGTGATCGGCAATTATTTGCGGGTTATTTTCCCACTCCAGCCGGAGATCCTCCAGCAACTGTTTTGCCTTATCGTGGGAATTCCCCACAATTACCATATACACCTTTTCCCCTCGCAGCCAAAGCCAGAACGGAATCAGGATATCGCATACCACCGACTTCGCCAAACCCCTTCCCCATTCGCAAAATGCTTTCGCTGTGAGATGTTTGGAGAGGTACACGGCAAGTTCAATGTGAAATGAAGCTGAAGGACTATCGGCATAATGAGGAAAGTACCGGATCACCGTTTTCCTGAAATCCTTCTTGCACACCTCAATTGCCAGTTTTCGCTCTGCCTTGGTTTCATTCGGGTTCACCGAACTGCACGCACGCATAAGCTTGATTTTCTCAAGTATGCGCCTTTGTGCTATTTTATCTTGTAATTTCAATCCTTGGTGTGGATTATACGGTCTTCCTTCAGGTGGTTTACCTGGTTGGTCCTGAAGTCGTAGAAAAGGTTGGTGATCACTTTCACGCGCCATTTATTGTGGCCAAGTTTCCGTTCCCTTACGATTTGGCCTATCTGGTAGCCGCAGCCTTTTTTAAGGAGGTACACTCCCAGTTCCAGTTGCCATTGCCTGTATGTTCCTTTTAGCCATAGGAGGCCGAGTAGTTTTTTCATTTGGTTTTTTATTTCGTTGAGACGCCCGTCGAGACGCCCAACTTGGGCGTCTTTACGCTGCGCTTATCTATATTTAAGTGCGATATCGTTTATATGCTGTTCAAAGAAGTCCAGGATAGCGCCCTGAGATTTGCCGGGCATTTTAGAGAGC